GGCTTTTAATCTTTGAGCCGTTCGCAAATCGCGTGATCCTCCGTTGGGAACATGAATCAAATGGTTTGCCCACTTGCGGTATGCCAACCGAAACCACTTAACGCAGTTGACTTGTAAACGGCTTTCAAGATGTTTCATTCAGCGTCAAGGTACAATGACTTGGCTTTTGTGAAACCTGCATTGTATGCCATTTGTTGGTCCATTTGTTCTAATCTTTTCAGGTGGTGAATCACTTCGGGTCCTGGTACTGCGGTGGGGTGGTTTTCTTCCAACCACTCAACGAATCTTTCTATTGGTGTTTTCATAATAAATTAAATCTAATTCTTGGCAATCGTATAAATAATTGGCGTGTTGCTCATCGGTGATGATTAATCCTTCTTTGTGAACTGTGGTACACACTTCGCAATTACAGACATTGTTTTCTCTGTAAATTCTTTTTCCAATGCGGTCAATGAACCATTGCTTATCGTGTACCACTATTTTAATCATCCGTAAACTTCGTTAAAGTATTCTTTGCCATCTTCAAAATCATCTCCCGTTTTGCGCGAATAGTGGTAATTGTAATCACCATCATCAAACGCTTTGGCAATTTGTTCCTTCTCCATTTCTTTGGCTTGGTTCCAATCTGCAAGGGTTAAATCTCTTTCAAGTTCTATGGATTGCAACCACTCAACCGCAGTTTTATTGTCCATAGCCCAAATCCTTTTTAACTGATGATTGTCTGTCTTGGCGTTGGTTGTATTTCGCACCACGCAATTCGGGGTGTTCTTCTTGTGCCTTTCTTCGCATCCGTGTGATTGAATCACTCGATGTTAATTGCCCATCCGCCAAAATGCGTAAGAATTTTTGTGTTGGAAGTGTTCCAGTTGAATAACCCTTGGCGTTCATTTCTAAACCCCAAATCCATGCAACCAATTGTTCGTCCGAATCTCTAAATGTGGGGTATTTAGTTAGCAACTCAATAACCACCGTTCTTGTTTCTTGTTTCATTTGTCCCTACAAATATATATATTTTATTATTAAAATTGTATTGGTGGCAAACTTTCTTTGTACATCGTGTATTGCCCCTCGTATGTTGTTGGTATTGTTGCACATTCCCCATTCCTATTTTTCGAGATAATTAATTCCGCATCTTCGATTTGTGGCTTTTCTTCTTCGTAGTAAGCGGGGCGAAATGGAAACATGACAACATCGGCATCTTGTTCAATCGCACCTGATTCGCGAAGGTCCGATAGCAACGGGCGTTTATCTGCCCTATCTTCTGGCTTCCGTGACAACTGTGCCAATACGATAATTGTACACTTTAATTCCTTGGCCAACAATTTCAAACCGCGCGATATTTCTGCAACTTCTTGTTCACGGCTTTGCTTTGTTCCTTTCATGAGTTGCAAATAATCAATCACCAACAAATCCAATCCTTTTCGTGCTTTGTGTAACCTTGCCTTTGATTTGATTTTTTCCAAATCCCCAACGCGGTCATCGTCAATAAAAAATTCAATTTCTTGATGGTTGGCAACATGAATGATTTTTTCAATTTCTTGTTTGGTTAAAACCCCGTTTCGCATTTTCCAATTTTCTAAATGCCCAATCAATGACACATACCTTTTTGCCAATTGCTCTGAACTCATTTCAAGTGAAATGAATAACGCCTTTCCACCTCGTTGTGCAAATTCCTTTGTAAGTGTTAATGCAATTGCAGTTTTACCCATTCCAGGTCTACCCGCCATTACAATCAAATCCCCATCATTGTAACCGCCCAAATACTTATCCAAGAATTTCCATCCCGTTTCCTTTCCAACCAATTGACCGCCCTTTTCTGCGTTTGCAACGATTTGATCCACCACCTTGTTTGTCACCTTTACAATGCTTTCGGGTTCTTGTTGTGTTGAAAATGTGGTACTATTCAACGCGTTTTGAATATCCTCGATTAATTCACCAAGTTCTTTAGTGGTGTCAATTGCCGAGATGCTTTCAACCAACTGTTCTTTTATGTATGTGTACTCCAACTTTTTTAAGTGTGGTTTCACATTGGTGATTCCACTCGCGTTCTGTTGTAGCGTTATCACATCAATGAATTCTTTGTTGGTAAAATGGGGCATCAAAGTGAGATAGTCAATTTCTTCGTTACCATAGTAAAGTTTGGTAATAACCTCAATGACCTTTTTACACAACGGGTCTTTGAACCAGTTTTGATTTATCTGTGGCAAAAAGTGCCTTGCATCCGCATAAAAAAGGATGTTGCTAATCAACATTTGTTCAGTGTTCATAGTGTTGCAATTTTAGGTTGTTTCGTTGATTGTGTTGTAATTTTTTTATTTTCCGCATCTATTCGTGACATCCATTGTTGCGCGGCGGATTTCCACTTTTGAATTTTGCCACCCTTTCGTGTCCAATTCATGGAATCCCAATAATGAAAAAACGCGACACCTTCGGATTCTAAATGATTATTTGTCTTAAAGAAATCAATACATTCATATTGTGTTGGTGGCAAAAACCTTTTTGCCTCCTTAATCTTTATTTCATTATCATTATCAGTATCATTATCATTATCATTATCATTATCAGTTTTTTTGGGTTTATAAAAAAAGGCTTGGGTTTCTTGGGTTTCATTGGCTTTCTTTGGTCTACCACCTTTTAATCCGTTAAGTTTCTGTTTATCAATGTATTCGTCATATTTGCGCAAATCCCGCTTCAACTGCAATTTGATTGGCTCAAATGCAATCGATAATAACAAATCTTCACACGATGGATTTTCATCGTTGACATAAGCAAAAATGTGTTTGATTAATTTACCCGCAATTTCATCAGGCAGTTGGTTGAACACACCTTGTTGATCCGTGTACAACAAGAATGATTTTTTATCCTTTGCCATGTCATTTAGATAAAAGGTGTTTCAAAATAGAGTTGTGAATTTCTTGGATGTTTTCAGGCGTTCCCCAATTTTTACAAGCAATGTCGATAATAATGTTTCGACCTTTAATCATGTACAAATCATCCGTGTGGAATTCGTAATCGTGCCACCATTTATGGTTCATGTAAACTGCAATCGTGCAAATGTTTTTGTCTACTGTGGTTTGTGTTGTGTATGTGTTTTGCATAAAAAAAATCCCCATCAAACGGCGGTGGTAGAAGCACACGCAATTCAACAGGGATAAAAGTGGTTTAACTTTCGGTATCTTCTACATACCAGTTAACGATACAAATATACAAAAAAGAACTATCTTTGCAACAATCCGTTCTTGTTATTTGTCATTTCATGGGATTAGTGGGGGGATGCCGATGCCCCCCATTTTTTATTTAACCGCTTTTAACATTATTGTGTCCTCATTTTGAAGGTACTGGGCGGGTTCGTAAACTTCCCCCGTTTGTTCGTTCAAGAAAATACCAAGGTTCATTTGTTTGTAGGCGTGTTGGTGGAGTTTTTCGCGTTCTTTTAACTCTGCCCGTAATTCCATCACTTGTGGAATGTGGTCATAATTATACCGACCCCCACCCGCCTTGCGTGTGATTTCGTACCCGTGGTACACTTGCCCATGCCATTTACCCGCTTCGGTCAATGCAAGGGGTTTTACTTGGTCCTGAAAGTTCTTGATAATATCCGCCAATTCCTTTAATTCAATGTGGAATTGTAGGGGGCAGTAATTGCCACCCCCTATTTCCAACATCGTGTCCGATAATTGCTCAATCATTTTTTTCATCAGAACGGCAAGTCATCGTGTGAAACTGGTTTCAATTGTGCCAAGGTGTCTTGACCATCCACCACGAACTTTTCAAACACTTGGGCGTAGGCAAGTATTTCGTGTAACTTGATGTCACCATTGATGACCAAATCACCCGCCACTTTCAATACACTCATACGGGTAATGCGTTTGTCCGTTTCGGGGTCTTTGGGTTTTGGTGTGAATTGTTGCGTTGTACCTGGTTGTGCCATCACGGGTGCAATCTTGTAATAGATGCGGTCTTTGAATTCCTTGGATGTGATGGTGTAATCGGTTTCCACACCCACTTTGAATTTGGTTTGATCCGCACTTTTGGAGGCATACTCACCCGAATCGCCATTGGCAAAGGTGATTTCAAATTTGTACAATGTGCCGTACTGGCCATTGTAAGTTCCGTTGGCAGTCACATTGGTTACTGCGCTTCTTTTTTGTTGTTCCATACTATTTTGTTTTTTAATTGGTAGTTTAGTTTTGTGAGAATCTCAAATTGTTTTTCCATTGAAAGGCCGTTTCGTTTGAATTGGAATTTCCAGGTTGTAACTGTTGCATAGTTGGCGTGTAATAACTCCGCCAACTCTTTGTTTGACTTGTTAAATACTTGTGTTAGTGCTTCGTGTGTTGTCATTTATGATGATAATTTGATGTGCTTGTCCGAGTGTGAACAACTGCCAATCCTCATGCCCTTCAAAGGTTATGGAATAAGTGCCGTTGTTTGTGTAATGCTTTTCGATGATGTTAATGTTCTTGTATGTTCTGCGTTGTAAAATGGTTTCAACCGCATCCAATTCAAAAAGGGTTCTGAAATATAGTGTCATCATATGTTTTCTACTATTGCCATACCAAAGTGAAATGATTCGCTATGTGTCATTTGTCCTTCAATCACAACTTCCCACAATATCATGATGTCATCGTGCATAAGTTTTGCGTCAATACTCCATGGCTTTCGGTATTTGATGATGTAATCCTTCATCTTATCCAATTGCTTTTGCGTTATCCAAAGTGTTTCTATCATTTTGCTTTGCCTTTATACATTCTACGCTGATACAACATTTGGGTGAATTCGTTGAATTCGGGGATGTATTTATCCTTTTCAAACTGGTATGGGGTTGCTTCTTCGATTTGTTCAAAACGCTTGTTGTTGCGTTTAATGCAGTGCCATGAATAACCAATGGCAAATGCGATGGGTGTTCCGATGATTAAGTAAATGATATCCATGTTATTTGTCTTTTCAAAAATAGGTTAAAGTATTTGCAATTCCAAATTAAATTCGTTTTAATATAAAATCAAATGCATCGTGTAAAGTAACTGTGCGGTAAATTTCCGCCATGCGAAAGGCGTGTTCCCATGTTGGTGCATACCATGTTTTGGTGTACAATTCCTTCCCGCTTTCTGTGCGATAAACGCACTCGTATATGTTGATGATTGCTTCCATAGTTTTAAGTGGGGGCATTAAGCCCCCATGTTGTTTAATAATCTGTAAGTGTTACCGTCGTTTTTTACTCCATCTTTCCATAAAGAAAAAGAATAATACTCACTTACTTTGATGATAACCCGTTTTGCACCTGCACTTACAATTGTGCAAATAAGTTCTTTGCCCGACCTTGCACAAGTCAAAACTACTTGTGTGTTTCCGCTTTTTACTGCTTTTTGAAAGTCCTCGTGTGTCATGTTATTTTGTGTTTGTGTCATTTCCATACAGCAAATATACATTTGATATTTGAAATTCCAAACACTTACACAAATAAAAAAAGGGATTTTACTCCCTTTCTTTGTAAATGGTTACTTTTCCTTTGTGAGTGACTTCAACATTTCAATCAAACGGGGGCAAGGATACACATCCGCCTTGTCCGCACGAACTGAATTGTGGGTGAAAACACCTGATTCGTTCTTCAATGCTCGTTTGGTTACAACCCAAATATCTTCGTTGTAGGTTAAATCTATGCCGTACTTTTCATTCCAAAGAATCAACAAGTCCTTAACGGATTGGATTTGTTCGTCTGTGTACTTATGCCACAACTTGTATCCTTTGTAGGCCGTTGGCAACTCCGTCACTTGGTCTGCGGGTATTTCACCACCCACATAGTTGTAATACTTTGTGCCTTTTTTGGTGATTGGTCCCCAGTTGCAAACCTCAATACCAATG